ACTTTTTTATGCTTTTTGTTCCTGTTATGGGTCTTTGGACAAGTAGCATCGGCATTATTGGTCTTGCTCTTAATCTTCGGGCTTATGATTTCGTAAGTCAAGAGATCAGAGCATCGGAAGACCCCGAGTTCGAGACGTTCTACACCAAGAACATTCTGCTGAACGAAGGTCTACGTGCCTGGATGGCACCAGTGGATCAACCGCACGAGCAGTTTGTATTTCCCGAAGAGGTGTTGCCAAGAGGCAATGCTCTGTGATATACTAGGGGTCTTCGGACCCCTTTTTTAATGTCTTACGATCTGATCAAACCAAACGATCCTAGATACTTCACGCAGACCTGTAACAAACCATACGATAGACATCACTATAGGATTGTGTTCACCAATGGTGAGTCCGAACTCTATGAAGACTGGCAGGTAGCACACGCACGGTGGTTCCAGACTCCTGGTCAGTTCCTATCACATATGGATGTAGTTGATCCCAAGAAAAAGAAAAGCAAAGGAGGTTTCGCGTGATTGAATATGGAAGGATGGAGTTGTTTCCAACTCCTGTGTATACTGCTATGATTCCTGACTTTGATGAGTACAGGAATGACATCATTGATTACACCAGAAACTACAAGAGTGAGTATGAAACTGTACAGGTGAGTAACATGGGTGGGTATCAGTCATCATCTGACATTCACCAAGACCCTAACTTTCATTCTCTCTGTAATAAGATTTGGGATGATGTTCTCATGCCAGCAGTTGACATGATGTCAGCATCATTTGAGGTGAATGACTTCCCAGGCACCAAGTTTTCCCTTCATAATTTCTGGTTTAACTCCAACCCAAACGGTGCTTGGAACATGCCTCACACCCATCCACACTGCTTTTATTCTGGTGTCCTTTGGGTCAAGGCACCCGCCGAGTCTGGTGATCTGATACTACATTCTCCACATTCCCATTCACTTTATGGACTGGACCATAATGTTTGGACCATCCCACCCGAAGAGGGTAGAGTAGTATTGTTCCCGTCTAACCTCCAACACCATGTGAGCTCCAACACATCAGAGAACGAAAGAATCTCTCTTTCATTCAACATTTCCATTGACATTCCATGAAGATTCAAATTTTTACTATCCCTGGTTGCAGTTACTGTGACAAGGTGAAGGTCCTGATGAAACGTGCTAACCTAGAGTACAGTTCCTATGTGGTTGGTCAGGACATTACGAAAGAGACAATGATCAAGCGATACCCCTTGGCAAAAGGGTATCCGTATGTTATTATAGACGGTGAAGCGATCGGAGGACTCCACCAGACTGCAAAGTTTTTGATTGACAAAGGACTTGTGAGCTCGAGAAAAAAATGAGTGAACTAGAGATAAATAGAGGTGTGGAATTAATGCTTCGCAGGAGGGCGAAAGTACCCCCAGGTAAGGGGATCAGGATCAATCACACTCTAGCTCTCCTTGGTAAAGTATTTCAAATAAGAATAGAATTTACCTGGAAAGAGGAGAGCTCCACTTAACAGGAGAAGGACCATGACAACTGCAGTTATCCTCACATTCTCATCAATTCTGATGGTGCTATTCATGATTGTTGGCACACTGATCGGATGGACAGCAAATGACTTTCTTTACGCCTACATGAACACAAAGACTAATCTCCCACAACACCCAGAAATGTATGACGAAGAAGGTATGGTGATCAATGAAGAGCTCTATTCAGTTAAATTCGTAACAGAGGAGGACGACGACGAGGATGGTTATTATTGACATGAATCAGGTTATGATTAGTAACCTGATGGCACAGATTAAACAAAGTGCTCTTGATGAAAGACTGGTGAGACATATGGTTCTTACCAGTCTTCGTTCTTACGAGAAACAATACTCCGAAGAATACGGTGAGGTTGTTCTCGCTTACGATAGCAGACACTACTGGAGGAAAGATGTCTTCCCTTACTACAAAGCAAGTAGAAAGAAAGCAAGGGCAGAATCATCACATGACTGGACAGCAATCTTTGAAGTCCTGAATAAAATCAGAGACGAGATCAGAGAATACTTTCCTTACAAAGTAGTAGAAGTCCATGGTGCCGAAGCAGATGATGTTATCTCTACACTCTGCAAGAACAAGGGACCAAAGGACAGGATTCTTATTCTATCTGGGGATAAGGATTTCATTCAATTGCAGAAATACCCAGGAGTAAGACAGTACAATCCAATTACGAAGAGACCAGTAGCACACGACGATCCTTGGCAATATATCAAGGAGCATGTCATGCGTGGCGACAAGTCAGATGGTATCCCTAACTTCCTGTCAGCTGATGATACATTTGTTGCAGGAGCTAGACAGAAACCTATCAGTCAAAAGAAAGTTGCGAAGTGGATCACTCAAGATCCATCCCAGTTCTGTGATACTACACAGCAACTGGCAAACTACCATCGCAATCGTAACCTGATTGATTTTGATTGTGTCCCCGAAGAAATCGAGCAGAAAATTCTGGATGAATACAACTCGATAAATATCAGTGGAAAGAAAGTTCCTTTGGAATACTTCAAGGAACATCAACTGAATGATTTGTTGCAGGAATTCTTTTTTCGTAGTTCATCACCATTTAAAAAATGAATTTGTTAATTAATGAAGTGCTCCAGAAAGTGAGCAATGCGAAGACAAAAGCAGAGAAGAAGAAGTTGTTGTTACAGTACAACACCAACGCACTTCGCTCGATTCTGATCGCAAACTTTGACGAGAGTATCGTCAGTCTGTTGCCACCAGGAGAGGTTCCCTACACCCCCAACGATGCCCCTGAAGGGACAGAACACACAGTCCTGGAGAAAGAGTACCGCAAGCTCTATCTCTTCTTCAAGGGTGGTAGCAGCACCCTCAAGCAGTCGAAGCGAGAGGAACTGTTCATCCAAATGCTGGAGGGTTTGTCCCAAGGTGAAGCAGAGGTTCTGATTCTGGTCAAAGACAAGAAACTTGGTAAGCGTTGGAAGATCACCAAGGCAGTAGTGTCCGAAGCATTCCCTAGCATTCAGTGGGGGAACCGTAGCTGATGGGGAAAGGAATTAAGATGATCCACCAAGACTGTGATCCCACTCTGTGTCAAGATCGCAGTCTTCCATACACCGCATACATGGTAGAGTATACTCAAGATGGTATCACCAAGTTTGATATCGTGACTGCCAGTAAGAGAGTAGACATCTTCGATCACTACTGGGACATGTATCGTAACGACTTTGTTACAATGGTACAAACTGAAGGCAGAGCAAACCCCAAGCTGTGGGTTGATCCTAACGCACCAAAAGAGAAGAAATAATAAATGTATCCGATGTTACAGTTGACATAGGATATATAGTAATGCTATACTATAGCAATCGTTCATCTTATGTTAGCAGTTCTGCTGGCATTGACCCTTGCCCATCATGATGACGGCAACCCTTATGGGTGGCACATGTCCTGTGAAAGGTTCCTCCAACGTCGAGTGGAGATTCAATTAGATCCACATCTTGATCTTCGATCAAAGATGAATCTTATTGGGTATCTCAAGACAAAGGTGGAAGGTCAATGCGACGGGTTGTATACATAAGACGCAAGTAAGTCGCGGAACGGAGCGTTCACCCCATGTTTGAACTTTTATTGTATTCATCTATGGCGTGTCCAGATGCTGATGCTTTGATCTTTAAGATCCAAAAGCAAAAGCACTTGGAACCAGAGATTAGAATAGAACTGGTTGAGACCGTAAAGGAATCTGTACCAGAGTGCTACTGGGGCGCAAACGACTGAAGGAACGGGGCGTAAATCCCTAGTATTTCAGGAGTCAAACAAATGAACACACTTACACTCATCAGAAAGCAGATCCAGAAGGCAGCTGCACTGCACGATGCACAGATCGCCAACACTGCATATCGTGGTGTCGAGTACGATCAGCGTTGTGTAGAAAGCAAAGAAGCTCATGGTACATTCTGCTATCGTGGTCGCACCTACACCAAGTGATCGTCATGCCAGCACTACAATTAGTTGGACTCACGTCCCTAGGTTGTGCAGCATTCATCGGATTACTTTACGGTGAATTACTTCTCTTGCACAAGCTGTAGGGGGAATAAATGCTGAAGGTTAGGTTTGAATATGACCTTCCAGAATACGATCCATCAAAGCACGATCCAGATAAAGTCTTCGGATTTTTAACCTATCGTGGTGTACATTATGCCAAGTGGATAGATCTAAAATCTAGAGCAGATAAAATCTGGAAGACAAAGTGAGGGGTTGCGACCCCTCTTTTTTTATGCTACTATATAATTAAAGGGAGGATTTATGGACAAAGAAAGACTCAAACTAATTCACAAGAATCTTAAGTCTTTGCTCAACGCCCTGGAAGCAGAGATCTATTCAGACCCCGAAGCATACACCAGACAACCAGACGTGTCAGCTGCCTACGCTAGGTATGATGACGACGATGATGGCTATGCAGACTAACTAATCTATGATATAATATGAGGAAGCTATCAAAGGTCAGACGACTAAAGAAAGCGATGAAGAACATCAATACTATGACTCCTGAAGAAATGAATTCAGGGATCAGTGATTTATATGATGCAATGCTTGAAGAAGCACTAATTAAAAACGCACAGAAACAGAAAGGATTTGGGTATGACATCAGTGAATCTCGTAAGCGTAACTCCAGAGGCGGAGAAGACGATGGGGTACGTAGCGAGGGTGAGCAATCCAGCGAACCAGGAGAACCCGAAGGTAGCGGGACTCCTTAAGTATTGTGTCCAGCATCAGCACTGGTCTGTCTTCGAGCAGGCATACATGACGCTGGAGATAAATACAACACGCGGTGTGGCAGCTCAAGTGCTGCGCCACCGTTCGTTCACATATCAAGAGTTTTCCCAACGCTATGCAGATTCATCTCTGCTAGGTGATACAATCCCACTACCTGAACTGCGTCGTCAGGATACAAAGAATCGACAGAACTCTATCGATGACATTGATCCTTTCACCAAGCAAGAGTTCCAGATCAAAATGCAACAGCACTTTGCAGCTGGTATGAAACTCTACAAAGAGATGCTCGATGCGTCAATCGCAAAGGAGTGTGCTCGTTTTGTACTCCCACTCGCCGTGCCCACAAAAATCTACATGACAGGATCATGTAGGTCATGGATCCATTACATCGATCTTCGCTCGGCACATGGTACACAGAAAGAACACATGGACATTGCAGAAGGCGCACGTACAATCTTTATTGAACAATTCCCTACAGTATCTGAAGCACTTGGATGGTTATGAAACTACTTACACTTGAAGATTATGAAAAGGCAGGCGAAAACTTCTGGCCGAAGTATCGTTACGTTGCTAAAGAACTCGGTGAGAATGCCAGACCAGAAGACATTCTCAAAGTCATGGAAGCAATCGGTGGGGTTGCTTTGAAGGTGGCACTAGAGGAGAAACTTACAGGACCATTTGGATTCAACAAAAAGGAGAAAGAAAATGCCGACGTACCCAGTGATTCATAAGGAGACTGGAGAGAAGAAAGAACTCTCCATGACAATGAAAGAATATTGTAAGTGGAAAGAAGAGAATCCCGAGTGGGATAAGGACTGGCAAGCAGGCGCAGCTGGCGTCGGTGAGGTCGGTGACTGGAAAAACAAGATGAGTAAGACTCATCCTGGATGGAACGACATCATGACCAGAGCATCCAAGATCCGTAATTCAACTATTGAGTGGTAAACTATGCCTAGAGCAAGAAAGCGTAATCAACCTGACATTAACGGTATGTCTACGAAGCAAATGAAGAGGAAGAAACCAATCAATTCTTCCTATCTCCTCCCTATCGAACCCCTTACAGATAACCAAAGGGTTATGTTTGAGGAGTATGGTAAAGGACAAAACATCTATGCTTATGGGTGTGCTGGTACAGGTAAAACGTTTGTTGCTTTGTACCTTGCTCTCCGTGATGTACTGGATGAGGATACACCATATGATAAAGTTTATATCGTTAGATCCTTGGTCGCGACGAGAGAGATCGGGTTTCTACCAGGAACCCATGAAGATAAAGCATCTCTGTATCAAATTCCTTACAAGAACATGGTGAAATACATGTTCGAGATGCCTGATGACAACAGCTTTGAGATGCTGTATGAAAATCTGAAGGCACAGGAAACTGTATCGTTCTGGTCTACATCATTCCTGCGTGGCACCACACTTGATAACTCTATCGTTATCATTGACGAAGCACAGAATCTAAACTTCCACGAACTTGATTCCATCATGACTCGCTGTGGTCAAGACACCAAGATCATGTTCTGTGGTGATGCTCGTCAGTCTGACCTGCAGAAAGCAAACGAGAAGTCAGGTATCATTGACTTCCAACGCATCCTTCAGGACATGGATGAGTTCTCTCTCATTGAATATGACATTGAGGACATCGTTCGTTCTGGTCTAGTCAAATCTTATCTCATTAGTAAAATTAACTTGGGTCTTTAATGCATATCTTTAATCATGTGGGTGACATCTCGCCTATTGAAATGACAGCAGAGATGATTGATGGAAAGAGATACTATCTCACTCCTACTGGTGGGAAGTATCCTTCTATCACCACAGTGATTAGTAACAATGCAAAGAAGCAGGCAGGTCTTGCTAAATGGAGAGCACGGGTAGGCAAAGACAAAGCGCAAGCAAAGTCTACTCGTGCTGCTGGTCGTGGTACTAGGTATCATAAACTCGTTGAAGATTACATCAACAATGAGTTAGACACTAGTAAGTATAAAGACATGCCATTACCGTGGACAATGTTCCACTCTTCTCGTGAAGTTCTTGATCGTATAAATAGGGTATACCTACAAGAGGCGGCATTATACTCTGACTATTTACAAATTGCAGGACGTGTTGACTGCATCGCAGAGTATGAAGGAGAACTCGCCATCATTGATTTCAAGACATCCGAAGCACCAAAGCGGGAGCAATACCTTTACGACTATTTTGTACAAGAATGTGGCTATGCATGTATGCTACAGGAAGTATATGGTTTGTCGGTAAAGAAGTTGGTCACGATTGTTGCTTGTGAAAATGGTGACACACAAGTCAAAGTGGTTCCCCCTAAAAAAGAATACCTTATCAAGTTACAAGAGTACATCCGAGAATACCAAGATAAACATGATAGAAAAACTGGAGGATAAATTTATGACTACTGCAAAATTCTCTCAAGACGTAGAGAAGATTGCGTTTGATAATTCCATGAACTATATTGATGCAATTGTATTTTACTGCGAGACTCATGACATTGAGATCGAATCAGTTCCTAAACTAATCAGCAAACCACTTAAGGAAAAACTTAAGTACGATGCACAGAAACTAAACTACATTAAGAAAACTAGTCGAGCAAAACTACTATTGGTATGAGTGATTTCTTTCAATCCGAGATGGTCCGAGGCGACCTACAAGAACTTGCTAAACTGCAAGAGTATTGCATGAAGGCAGCGATGACATTCCCTGCACTGTCTCCCGAGAGAAAGCTAGAGTATTTCGATGTGTTACAGGAGATGATCGAGAAGCAGAAAGTCTTTTATACTAGACTGAAGTTGTCCGATGATCCCGAAGCAACTGACATGGCAGAGAACATTAAGCAAGCTGCTGTCATGTTTGGGGCGTCTGAAAACGAGGACGCTGGTGTAGTGTTCGATGATCTGGTCGATAAGATCAAGGTCATGAGGGAAACACTACTGGCAGAAGGGTCTTGACCCTACCTTCTGCCTGTGATATAATGTCAGAGTGACAGGGGTCACTAAAGCCACATCCTAAACATCCAACATGTCTAATTTCGCAGAACTTAAGCGCAAGTCCCAGAGCAACTTTGATTTCCTCCAGAAGGAACTTCAGAAGTCCACCAATGCAAACAGCAGCGGCGACGAACGACTCTGGAAGCCCGCACTTGACGCTTCTGGCAACGGTTACGCAGTCATCCGTTTCCTGCCAGCACCCGAGGGTGAGTCCCTCCCCTGGGCAAAGCTCTACAACCACGCCTTCCAAGGTCCTGGTGGTTGGTTGATCGACAACTGCCCCACCACTAAAGGTGAGCAGTGCCCTGTCTGTGCCGCCAACAACAAACTCTGGAACAGCGGAGTCGAGAGCGACAAGGAGATCGCTCGCCAACGCAAGCGTAAACTCTCCTACTACAGCAACATCTATGTCATCAAGGATTCTGCTAACCCAGAGAACGAAGGCAAGGTGTTCCTGTACAAGTACGGCAAGAAGATTCACGACAAAGTTCTTGCTGCAATGCAACCCGAGTTCGATGACGAGACCCCTGTCAATCCTTTTGACCTGTGGGAAGGTGCCAACTTCAAACTGAAGATCCGCACCATCGGTGGTTATTGGAACTACGATGCTTCCGAGTTCGCAGCACCTTCTGCATTGAGTGCTGATGATGACGAGATGGAACAACTCTGGAAGCAAGCATACAGTCTGGAAGCATTCACTACTGCCGATCAATTCAAATCTTATGAAGAGATCGAGAGCCGTATGAATACTGTGCTCGGTGTCGCACGTCCTGTCCAACAGGCACAGTACGATGAAGAAGAGGACCCCACCCCCACGGGTGGTTTCAACTCTCCTGACATCACCCCGCAAGCACCTGCACCTAGCGTCTCAACCAATGAGACCGACGATGACGATGCACTGTCCTACTTCCAGCGACTCGCTGAAGAATGATAAGATTAACGGGGGGTCACACCCCCGTTTTTTTAAGCCTTGAATTAATAAAGTCGGAAGACTTTTTGTAGTTGTTTGCCTTTTTAAATTCTTTGATGAAGGTGGGGATGTAAGACGGTTTCAATAGATAGATCTCTCTACGCTTATCATTTTCCCTCTCTTCGTATTCATATGCAGTGATCGCTCTAGACACAGAAGAACCAGGCACTGTAATCACATTGGTGCCATCAAAGTATTGGAACAACCCAAGGTAGAACTGCTTGGAAACTTTGAGACCAGGTTCTAGTATGGTTACATTCCTCTTTTGTTCTGATAGATCAGTGTTGATTACCTGTGGTAGATTGATCTCACTAGTTTCGTAGAATAGAATCTCGCTGTATGGATCGTCATACTTTGCTTCGGCATACTTTCTCAATGCATTCTCTGGCATTGGCCACTCATTGAGAGGACTGATAATATTATTTGTCAGTAGGATGATCCAGTCGAAGTTATCTTTACCATACGTTTTGAACGCTACGGTGTCTGGTCTCTCCCCTTCTTCAATAGTATATTTGTCGTAGTATAATGCTTGTGTTGCTCTGTCGTTTAACTTGTAGCGTCTGAAAAAGTTCTTCGCGATAACGAAATCGGAAGTGGAGAAAGGATAACTTACTGGTTTGACATCGTACTCGATGTCTGGGATGTAATTAAAATACATTAG